CATCATCTCGACGCCGACGTGGCCCACGAACGCTTCACGGCTCACCGGCCGTACTGCTGTCTGCCTCATAGAGACATTCTCCCGCTTCTTGTCGTACCGGGCAAGTAGACTGTCTGTACCGACGAGACAGGAGGAGCAGTGAGCGACTGGGACGACGACAACAACGGACCCACCGTCGATGCACCGGGCTGCCTGGAGCCCATCATCTGGTGGGGAGCGCGGGTAGCGGTGATTGCCGGAGCGGTAGGGCTGGTGATCTGGCTGCTGGTCCGCTGAACGAACGAATCCCCCGGGGTCAGCCCCGGGGGATTCGTCCTCATGAAGGTACAGACAACTTAGCGCTGCGGCTCGACCTTGCCACCCTTCCCGGACCGAGCCAGCGCGATCCGCGCCGCCGTCTCGTCGGTGAACGTCTGACTCAGGTACGTCCCGTCGTTCAGCTTCACCCGGAACGTGCCGTTGGTCTGGTTGCCACCACCACACCCACAACCCATCAGCTCTCCCCAATACTCACCAGCAGCTCAGCCCGCTGCCGGTTCCGATCCGCCCTGTCCATCTGCCGGAAGTCGGCCTCGATCTCCCCGTAGGCCGTCCGTCGCCTCCGCCGCCGCGCCAGTACCTCTTCGACCACATCGGCCATCTGCTCACCGGACACCGCCAGCGCATCCTCGGCTGGTGCCTCGGCCGCCAAGGGGAGGCAGCCGGCGGCAACCAACGCAAACGGCTCCGAGTCCGCTGAGTATCCCCGGGGCACCGGGAACGCCGGGACGTTGACCACCAGTGCACCGATCAGCTCCAACCCACCACCGATCCTCCGCCAATCCCCAGACAGAGGGGAGCGACGCAGCTCGGCACGCTGTTCGTCGGACAGGTGGGCCAGCACCGCACCAGCTACCCAGATGCCCCACTCGTCTTCACCGGCCCGCACCACGGCCGCTGCGGTGGTCGAGTCGTCGTAGTGGGCGATGGCCTCCATGTAGTTCTTCCGCAGATCAGCATGCGGACCACCCATGACAATCTTGCCTACTGCGACCCGTTCACCTTCGGCAGTGAGCACCTCGCCGGTGTGGAAGTAGGCGTAGTTGCTGCGGGACCGGGGTGGGTTGACGCAGTGGGCGAATCCCAGGTGGCAGGTGTCCCAGCGGGCCAGATGCCCGTAGATCTGCCCCTCGGCAGTGACGGTGATCGGCGTCGGCCCGTCCAGCTCGGCGATGAACCAGTCCGTCGTCGGACCAGCCAGCGCGGCGGAGCCGGCCAGGTTCTGCTCCCCGGAGCAGATCTCACAGTCGTCTTCGTCCAGCGCCGCCATCACCGCAGCCTCGTCGGGCTCAGCGTAGTTCTCGAACGTCACCTCGGCGAACGCCGGGATGGACACCAGGGTGGCCCCGGAGATCCGTCCCTTCAGCACCACCATCTCGCTGGGCCGGCAGGAGTCTTCAGAGCAGTGCTGGTTGGGGTCGAACTTGTCCCCCGACTCCCGGTCTTGGATCTCGAACTCCAGATCGTCCAGGTCAACCGAAGGCTTGAGCACCCCGGCGTCGACCAGCTCGTACGCTCGTTCAGCGTCGTCCCCGGTCAGCCAGTCGCCGGCTGCCCGGACATACTCGTCGTCGATGTCCACTTCGAGCATCCGACCCACGATCACCGACTGCTTGTGACCCTCGCCGGTCTCTTTCTGGAACATGATCGGCAGCGGGAGGTCACGGTGGCTGATCGAACCCACAGCGAAGCGCCGCTTGTCCCCCGTCGGCTTGTCGATCGGTGCCAGGACCGATCGCCACTTCCGGATCATCGGCACCAGCGCATCCGCTTCCGCCTGCTCCTCTGCGGTGAGGGCATACTCGTCGTCATCGTCAGACATGTCGACACACTTACCGTCGAGCAGCTCCTGGCCCGGTGGGCAGGTCTTCTTCGCTAGGGCAGCGGTCTTCTTGGTCCACTGTTCGGGGATCAGCTCCTCGTGTCCGAGCGCGCGTGCCCGCTTCATGATGTGCGCGCGTACCTTCGCCCGGTCGCCCGGGTTCGAGCGTCCGTACGCCTGGATGGCGTTCTTCAGGTCGCTGACGTTGCGGATCGGGTAGGAACCGTCGGGCAACGCATGGCCCTTCTCTGCGAGCTGCTTACGCTCGTCCGTACCGATATCGGCGAAGCCGTCCACGAACTCGATTACGCCCATCGTGTGCTTGCCTTCCTGGCCGGGCGGGACACCGAGCGCCCGCGTGTGCAGCCGGTTGCAGAGCCCTTCCGGGTTCTTGGGGAAGTACCTACGCAGGTTCCGTACGCAGCGCTTGAAGTCGCCATGCTGACCCCAACGGATCTTGGCTGCGCCTTTACCGTGCACCCAATATTCGATGAACTGCTGGGGCATCCGGCCCGGGACGAACACGCTGGGGTTGGTCATGACTTACTCCAGTGCCGCCCGGACAAAGCAGTCCTTGGCCTCCAGGAGCTTCCGCAGCCCGGTGGTCAGCTCCGGTCCGTCAGGAAGCTGAAGAACCAGCCCTTGAGCCAACATCGCGCAGGTCTTGCTGACCAGCCGCGCGTCCTCGTGCGTCAGATGCTTATACTCGAACCAGCGCATGATCTGCACGGTGGCGGGATGCCGCCCGGTCAGGTCCGCTTTCTCCACTACGCCTCCAGGTCTCTGGCTCGGATGATCCCACGAACAGCCCGCCGCTGTACCTCGGCGATGGTCTCGGACGCAGCTTTCCATCCCCGGTTCGCCATGTCCACGTTCTCTCCCGGTTCGACAACGAGCATCGCGCAGCGGCATTGGATCCGCTCATGCGCCGGCAGGAACGGATCTCCGGGGAACTGGGCTGCGAACATGGCCGGTGGGACACCGACCTGGAACATGCCGCTGAGCTGTGCCCGCTGGCCGTCCGCCGCAAAGTGGCTGTCTCGGGTGCGGGGGTCCATGGTGGCCAGCCACACCTTCTCGAACGGCTGCCCCATCTCCTCCGACAGCACCCTGAACGCGTCGAACGAACCACCGTTGTAGGCGGACAGGCTTTCGGTCCGGGCCACCACCACACCCCGGCTGCGCCACCGTTCGCTGCGGCTGTTCAGCAGCGTGTTGTCGATCCGTTCGGCCAGCTCCGGGATGCCCTGACCTTGATGGAGTCCCTCGTCAAGCTCGGTGCGGATCAGCGCGAACACCTCATCGGGGGTCCGGACCATCCGGTTCTGCACCTCTTCCAGGTGGCGGGCCACATACGGTCGGGCGGAGAAGGCGAACACCTCGCCGAGGATGCGACCGTAGGCGGTGCGGAGAACTCGGGTGATGCCTCCGGTGAGGAAGTCGAGGAGCAGCCGGTTGAACTTGACCAGTCCGGAGAACACCCCGAACGGGTCGATGATCCGCAGCGCCGGCTTGAGGATGGAACGCCGGATGTCGGAGAAGAACCCGTCCATCATCCGGATGTAGTCCTCGTAAATGTCCCGCTCACCTTGGATGAGGAAGCCCAACGCGGCCATCCGGTCCGGCAGCCACTGGTCCTCGCGTAGGTCAGCCATGGTGCGGACCCTTGTATTGTCCGGCTATACACGTCATACTCAGGGCATGACTACACCCACGGAGCAAGTGACCATGTACGACGCTGACGGCAACGTCACCGACGACGCCGAGCAGGCTGTCCAGATCGAGATCATCCAGACCGACATCGACGGTGCTGTCCGGCACACCATCCAGGTCCGGGACGAGGAGGAAGCGTGATCGGCTCACCGTCGATCACGCTCCGCCGCTGCTCGTTCCTGCCGTAGCCGCCTCCGTTGCGCCCGCGCCACTGCCGGGAACATCCGGTCCAGGATCTTCGCCCGTGCGGGGAACAACTGTCGGAAGTAGACCGGTACCGGCTCGTCCCCGGTCCCCGAGAACCCAACCGGCCCCTCCAGCAGGTAGAGCGACAACGACTCGGCGAAGTCCTCACTGGCCGCCGACACCCCGTAAGTGGTCACTCCGTTCGGGTAACGAGCCGAATGATCCGGAGTCAGGCTGAGCCTGTGCATGCCCTCAATGATCTCCGGCTCGAAGTTCGTCGGTGCCCGACGCTGTGCGTCTTTTGTTCCGGCGTCCAACCACTCCCGGGTGTCGTGGATGGGGTTGTTCCACCGAGCACCCGCCTCGTAGGCGACGTTGTGACCGAACTCGTGAGACGCATGGTTTTGGAGCGCAACCTCACGTTCGGTCCGCGCATAGTCATTCCAGATGGTAGTGGAGCCGTCACCGGCTGTCGCCAGCGAGGTGAAGCCGCGCCTGTTGTACTCTCGCGCCCACCGCGCATCTTCTGGGTTGCGTCCCAGTAGGGCGTTGTACGCCTTCTGGTACTGCTCGGAGCCTTCCGGCAGCGTCTGGTGTACGCGTTCCAGCTTGTCGACCAGGCGCAGGTTCGGTCCGTTTGGACCAACCGGCCCGTCGGTTTCGACCATGTAGGCAATGCCGTTGCGCCGGACCGCGAAGCCGTGCCGGACCAGGTGACCTTGGATGTTGACGTTGTTGACGACGTAGTAGTCGCCCGGTCCAGTGTCTCCAGACATTCGGTTCCACCACGAGCGTCCCGGGGTCAACGCATCCAGCGTCCCCACCTGACCGGAGCGAGCCTGGCGGGTGCTCCGGCCGCCAGAAGCCGTCCGGTGCCGCCCCCCACCGGCTCGGCTGGTTCCACCACTCCGTCCACCACCCCTCTCGGGGGGTTCGTCGGCGTCCATGTCCCGGCGTAGCTCGGGGGCCTTGTCGATCTGCTTCTTCCACCCCTTGCACGGCCCCGGGTGGAGCGGGTTACGGCAGAACTCCCCCGGCTGGCAGGACAGGTGTGCTGCCGCCGTCATGCCGCCGAACAGCTCATCCGCCTCGTCGAGCCACACCTGGGCAATCCCCGGGGCAGCGGAGATGAGGTGGTGGTGTTCGGCGTAGTCAGTACGACCTTCCGCATTGGGTTGGGCATCCTCCGGATAGGCCGGGACGATCTCACCGAATGCATCGGCGTAACGCAACGACAGGTCCGCTACCGCGTCCAGGAAGTCCTGCCGCGCATCCCAGGCATCCTCCGCGCCTGCGGCAGCGACGAACCGGTGTCGGCCGGCGGAGTCGAAGACTCGCACCGGTTCGGTGATGGGCTTACGTCCGTACCAGTCGGTGTTCAATAGGAGAAGCTTGCCGGTCCAGACTGTCACCGGTCGTCCGTTACGGACCCGGCTGCGAGGACGAGACCGGCCCAACATGGCGAACTCGTACGGCGTCGGATGGGTACCGGCGATGAATGCCTCGGGGGTGGAGCGTGCCAGCAGGGCGTCGATCTCGATCGCGTCCGGGTCGTCGGAGGCCAAGGTTTCGCGGTGCCGTTGGAACCCGGCGGCTATGCGGCGCAGGTCGTTGTCGCCCCGGAAGTCGTAGCCTTGGCTGGCCCAGGTGTAGCCACCAACGTCGATGTCAGCGTGGATATCGATCCATGCGACACCCGCGTCGTGGTAGATCTCCTCTGCTCCCGCGTTGTACCGCTGCGAGAAGCCACCACCCTGTACGGAACGGTCCAGACTCAGATACTCGTGGGTGACCCGCAGCCGTCCCGCCTCGTCGAGTCGCCAGGTGCGGGAAGACGTACCGACCAGGAAACCGCTACGGTTGTAAATCTCGATTTCGATACCAGCCACCGGCTGCCCGTTGACGTCGTACACCCCGAAGTCGGTGATGTCGGTACGGAGCCCACTCTCCCGATCGTTGATCGAATAGGCAGCGATCATCGCCTCACGGACCCGCTTCTGCGCCTCGTCCAACTCCTCGGCTGAGCCACCGCTGCTACGGAGCGACTTCATCAAGTCCGTCTTGGGATCACTACCAGCCGGCAGCTTCTTCTTCGACTCCTTCGTCTCGGTCATGTCCAAGACCCGCTGGGCCTCTTCGACAGTGACCTGCTCCTGGTTACGACGCCGACCCCGGGAACTTTCCGCCTCCCGGTCCGTACCCGTGTCCGCTGTACGGCGTGTGCCGCGATCCTCGTCACCTGGCTGCGTCGTACGACGCCGGCTACGCCGCGCTGCCCGGGGCTCCGGATCCTTGTCGCGGCGCAACTCAGGTGCGACGTCGAGCTGCCTGCGCCAGCCACGACACGGACCGGGGTGGAGCGGGTTGCGGCAGTAATGGCCGCATTCCGCATGCCCGATGAGGTCCAGCGCCTGCGACACATAGGTCCCGAACCGGGTGTAGTCGTGGACCTCCCCGTGGCACATCAACGAAGTTGTGTAGGTGGCCAACATGTCCACCATCACGTCCGGGTCCATGCCCAACCGGTTGGCCAGCGCCCGCGCCGGCTCCCACGACTCCCCGGTCAGCCGCTCCGCATCCCCGGAGGACACCGGGATGTGACAGTGCAGCTCCCACGCCGGTATCCCCGCGAACTGGCCCCGACGTGGTGCGGTCAACAGCCGATGTCCCGCTTTCTCCAGCGCCCGCCGGACGATCAGATCAGCGCCTACGATCAGTGCGGCTTCCTGGGCTGGGGTTTCCGTCGACCGGGGTGGCTGCGGCAACCCGCGCGGCTGCGGAACACCAGGCGCCGGCTCCGGTGGTGATGGCTTGGCCCCGGCCTCAGCGCCTTCAATGTTCCAGTCCACGCCGAGGGTCTTCTGGATGTCCTTGTTGGAGATCAACGTCGGCTGGGCCAGGACGAGCTGCCACGTCTTCTTCCGCAGCAACTCTTCCTCGGACGGGGCGTCGTCCTCGGACCAGTTGCCCGCCTTGCGGACGGCTTCGTCGGACAGCCGCTCGTCCAACGCGAGCGCGTCGGCCTGCCGGTCGGGGCGGATGACCAATGCGCTCGGGTCGTACCAGAACATGTAGTCGTCAGGGTCGACGCCGAGGATCGACAGCGCAGCCCGGCCGTAGCCGGAGTACAGCGCATCAGCAACCCGGGCCACCAGCGGCTCGATCTGGAGCTTGATGGTGGACTCTTCGATCTGCCAGGCGGACCAGTGGTTGGCAGAACCCTGGCCGAGGAGGATCTCGGCCGGCTGGTCGAGGGCGAGCGCGAGCTGGCGGATAGCCTCCTGGCGCAACTCCAGGGTCTCGGCCTGGAACGGGGTCTCGAACGTCTGCCACTTAATCTTGTCGATGTACTCGCCAGCGATCTGGACAATGATCGGGACAAGCGCGGCTGCGTTGGACTGGTCGAGCAGCGCCGCCGCCATGGCCCGCTCGATGATCTTCATGAGTCCTGCTGCGCCGGCTGCCGAATCATCCCCTGACGGAAACTCCAGCTCCTCCGGCAGAAACAGCAGCCCCGCGCCGGCCAGCCGCGAATCGATCTGGGCGAAAACCTTCTTGCGGAGCTGTTCCAACTCCCGCAAGTCGGGCAGCGCCGCCCGAACAGGGGAGTTGGCCAGGTCGTAGCGTCGCGGATGTGGGGTCCAGGCCCGAATCAGCAGGTCTTTGCCGGGGTCCAGCTCGTGCTTACCGCCGCCGTAGACATTGGATCGGTCGACGATGACCCGGCCAGCCTGCCGCCGGATCTCCGAAGTGGAGACGATGTACCAGATGTCCTTCTTGGCATTGGCAACCGACTCGGCGACGATGTAGGACTCGCCAGCGACGTAGAGCTGGATGCCGAGGGTGCGGAGAGCTTCAGCCTTCTGGGTGGGGCCACCGAACATGGTGCCAGCAACCACGGCCAGCTTCGGGTCGGAGACCTCTTCGCCGGGTCCGCCGTCTTCGTCGAGCTTGGCCAGATAGAGCCGGCACCGGGACAGTGCATTGCCCATCCAGTCGGCGGCGTAGCGCAGGGCTCCCCGGTCGTCGTAGTGGCGCCAGGCTTCCTCCTGCCACCGCTGGTCGCCAAGCTTCCAGTTTTTCCAGCTCGTCCCGTCCAGGGCAATCGACGCTGCCGCCGCGACGATGGCCTTCGGCCGGGCGGGCACAAGGTCTGCGCTGGTGCGCCGGAAGGCCACGCCTCACCTACCGATCGAGCTGAGCATGCCGGTGATCTGGCTGAACGCGAGAAACGCGACGGGGACCAGCAGCCACGGGGAGTCTCCCCACAGCCACCACAGTGGCGCAAACAATGCCGCCACCCAGATGCTCATGCACCACTGGCACAGCAGCAGGTACGCACGCCAGTTGGTGCAGTCGTCCGCCGGGGCATCCCGACAGAACCTGCGCACCAGCCGCATCCGCACCTGTTCGGTGATCCGATCACTGGTGATCAACCCGGTCAGCCGGGCGCAGGCCAGTGCCCAGATGACGAAGGTGAAGACCAGCATGACCAGAAGCGTAGGAGATCTTACGACGGTTGCGTAGCGTTAACCGACGGAAACGCCCGCAACCGGCAGCCGGCCGGAGGTCTCCACCCCGCCGGGGACGGCCACGTTCGCGCGTCCGCGCTCCCGCGAACGTAGGTATGCCTGCGCGTGGACCAGCGCATCGATTCGGTCCGGAGAGTCCACATCCTCGTCCGGTACCCAGGTGCACTGCTGGTCTTCCAGCTCGACGAACTGCCCCACGTGGTGGACCCGCCCCTGCTCGTAGCGCATGGCGGTCGGCTCGGCGCGCAGCCGTTTCCCGTGCAGCGCGTGTACATCCTTCATCGGTGGTGCCCCGCCGGGAGGGAACAGCCCCTCACGCTGCATCTCCTTGTACGCGTCGCCCATGACCTGGGTCAGCCACTGCTTGCCGAAGTTGTCCTCGTAGATGAGCACGTTGGCGTCCAGAGCCAGGAACAGCTCCCACGCCCGCCGCGCGCCGGCTCGACCGGAGATCTGCTTGGACACGTCGGCGAGCACGTAGTCCTCGTTGTCCACCCCACGGCCCACCGCGACGATTCCCATCTCGTCCCCGGTGCCGGTACCGGAGGGGTCGACCCCCACCGCGACCATCTTCATCTCCGGCCGCTGCTCCGGCTTCACCCGGTACTTTTCGATCAAGGCGTGATTCCACAGGGCGCCTTCGACGTCTTCCAGCAGCTCCCCGTGTAGCTCCTGCCGACCGACGGTGGTTCCCTCGTACTCCTTGCGGAACTCGGCGATGGTGTCCTGGGACAGGTTGGCGAAGTTCTCGTAGGTGGAGCCGGTGGTGACCCGGACCGCCAGGTCCCCAGCCTTCCACCGCCGGTACCAGTCTTTGATCAGCTTGATGGGCTTGGGGGTGGTGGTGACCACACACCGGGGACGTCCACCGGGCAGGTCCGCCCGCAGCGAAGGCATGATGCCTTCCAGCCACACCGCATGCGTGTAGCGCCACTTGCCCAGCTCGTCCAGCCACGCGCCGGCTGCGTTGTAGCCACGGCCGGTGTTCTCGTCGTCGACCCCCTCGAAGTAGATCTGCTGTCCATCCTTCAACAGGGTGATCATCGGCTTGGGGGCTTTGGCGTAGTGGTAGTCGACCCCCTTGACGTAGCCCTTACGGTGCAGGACGGCGATGATCCCCGATGGTCCCTCGATGCAGAAGGTGCGGGTGTCGGCGAGGGTTTGGCCGACGACCAGCCATTGGGTGACGTTGCCGGCCCGGTCCCGAGGGAATTTCAGCGCTTGTTCGACGAGCCACTCCGCTCCGGTGCGGGTCTTCCCCCAGCCTCGGCCGGTCAACATCAGCCAGATGAACCAGTCCCCGGTGGGAGGGTGCTGTTCCGGCCGGGCGACCCACCACCACTCACCGATGGAGATGTCGTCGAGAACCCACGGCTCCTGCTTCCGCAGCCACTCCTCCTGGACCTGCGCCGGCAGGGTAGCCAGCCGTTCCAGTGGGGACAGCGACACCGTGGACCTCCCATGTTGATCTGGCGCCAGGGTAGCCGGCGGACAGCTTCCCCCGCAGCGTGCAACATGTATGATCTGGACAGACAGAACGGAGACCGGGATGCCCCACCCACCGACAGATGCCTGCGCCGACGACCACTGCTACTCCCACGACGAGGACGAGCCGCTGGCTGCCGGAACGGTTGCCTACATCACCTGTGGTGAGTGCCTGCACCTGTACCAAACGGCTGGGGACCTGGAACGGGCCTACGTCGAGACCATGCCCAAGCCGGGTCCCGACGCCAACGGCTTCGTCTGGCCGGAGATCCGTCCCGCAGCCGGCCGAAGAAATCTTCTTCTGTCCCTACTGTTCGCACGACTTCTAGGAGGAAGCCTTGCCCGCCGTGATCGATCTGCCCGTTGCGCGTGGCCTGCTGGCCCGTGCGGTCCTGACCCAGGGGCCGAGCTTCGTCTACTCGGCCACCGAGCCAGGCGACGGGACCTCCAGCACATGCCTCAACGCCCCTGTCACCGACGAGCTGTTGGAGATGCTGGGCCAGGAAGTGGACAGCATCCCAGCGGACGACCCACGCCGGAGGACCGGCTGCCTGATCGGAGTCGCCCTGACCCTCCATGGTGAGACCCGCCATCTGGTCCAGCGGTGGGTTGGGTCGAGCGTGGGGACCATCCAGGAGGGCATTCCGGGTCTGATGACCTACGCCGCGCGCCGGTACTTCTCCGAGGCGCAGGAGGCGCAGGACGGAGGGGCCACCTGGGGGGATGCCTACGACCGGGCTGAGACATCGTGGACCACCTGACGGCCGGGGGGGACGTCTGATGGACGAGTACCAGGACGCCACGAATCATGATCACACGACATACACCTGGCGGCGGCTGTTCGTGGACGTCGTGTTGACGGTGCTGTGCGTCGGAGCCCTGCTCGCGTTGGCAGTGTGGTCGCCGTGGGCCTGAGGAAGGTCGCGGCCGGCATCATCACCGCCTGCGCCATCATCTGCTTCATCCCCGCCGTGGCCATGGGCTTGCCGATCTGGATTCTGTTCTGGCCACCGGCCACCGTGGTCATGTCCTGGGCCTGGGCGGCGGACTCATGAGGCTGTCCCGGCCGTGCTACGACAAGATGCACCGCTGCCCCGGCTGGGCTGGCGGTGGGGGCCGGTACGCCCGGGTACAACGGTGTACGGACGGCCGGCTGGTTGGTACCCACGACAACACCCTGTACACGAAGCGCCTGTGGTGGCTGCGGTTCAACCACTGCACCGCGTGTGACGTACTGGTGTTGCCGTATGCGGTGCGGTTCCTGGACCCAACCAACTGGCGGTCCGAGATCCGGATGCAGCTCATGCGGCTGGAGAACCGGACCTACGGTCTGATCATCGAACGAAACCGGTGGGAAGGCGAGCTGACGTTCTCGGTTGCGGTGTTCCTGGACGAGCTGCCCCGTCGCCGTGTGCTGGGCTTCGGCATCGACGTAGGGCGTCGGGCGCTGACCGTCGGATACGCGTGGCGGAGGAAGAAGACAAACCCGTGTCGAGACTCTTGACCGCGTACGAGGCTGGCGCGGTGCTCGGGGTGGGTGAGGCAACCATCCATCGTTGGGCATCGCGCCGGCTGCTGCCGTACGTCCGGGTCGACGAGGGACGCAAGAGTGGGCGTCGGTTCGCCGAGGAGGACGTGTTGGGAATGCTGCATATTCTGTGGCTTCTCGCGGAGCGGGAGGTGGGTGGTGAGGAACCGGGGCAGGGGCCTACGGAAGTGCCGCTACGACGGCAAGACCATCTTCCGCACCTGGGATCAGGCTCGGAAGGCGCTGAGCCGGCGGGCTGAGCCGGGGCGCCCGTACTGGTGTCCGATGGCTGGTGGCTACCACATGACCCGTCTGTCACCGGACGAGTACAACCGCAAGAGAGCTGAAGGGGATCGGATCATGTTCGAGGAAGCAGTCGAGGCCGCGCTGACGAATGCGCCGCAACAGATCATCGAGACCAGTCACCATCTAGCCTGCCCGGTGTGTGGGGCGCTGATGAAGCTCACCCTGCTGGCGCAGGTACAGCCGGTACAGACCGGGGTCGGGGTGGTGGAGACGTTCGACGTGACGGTGGGGCTGGACCACGCTGAGGAAGGGCACCGGTCCCAGAGCCGGTTCTATGCCGGTGTAGGCAAGCTCTAGGGTGTATACTCAGGCCAGACAAACCAGAGACGGAGACCACTGAATGCCGCCCCGGATGACGCACCTCTACTTCGTGGTGCCCGACGATGACATCGATGCCCGCCTGGTTGTCGTGGAGTCGCTACTGAAGGCGCTGCGTGAAGGCTGGGTCGTTGGTTCCGCCGTCTCCACTGCCACATCCGTTCACTACATCCTCGGGAGGCGTGGTGCGTATCCCTACCCTGTTCCTGCGGGACCCCCGTACCCTCCGGGTCCGCCCGGAAGTCCGACCGGGGTGCGAGTGGGTTCTCGACGGTGAAGGCCAAGCCACCCGCATGTACGACGGGATTGGCCTGCTGTTCGACGGTGCCGGCTGGTACCTGAGCGGTAGCCGATCCGCCAGCGGGCAGGAGTCCTGGCGAGCCGTCGGCGAAGACGGCCGGCTGATGTCCTGGATAGCTGAGGGACTTGGCGAGGCGCAGACGCTCATCCCCGGCACCTACGAACTGTGCGGTCCGGACATCGTAGGCAACCCGGAAGGCTTCGCCGAGCGGGTGCTGATCCGGCACCAAGGGCTTCCCGGATTGGACAACGTACCGCGCAGCTACGACAGTCTCTCCGACTTTCTGCGGAGCTGGCCCCATGAAGGGGTGGTCTGGCACCATCCAGCCGGCAAGATGGCCAAGCTCCGCTCCACTGACTTCCCCACCTAACGGAAGGAGTACAGGCACATGCCGTCCTACATCCGCAGGGTCATCCTGCTCGCTGCCGTCATCGGCGGGATCGGGTTGGCCTTCTGGGTCAAGAACACATTGTTTCTCATGGAGGTGAAGCCTTGATCAGCCGTGTACTGGTCGCCTTAGGCGTCCTGGCCATCGTCGCCGGGGTGCTGGGGGCAATGCTCAACGGAGGTGGCCGGTGAGTCCGGGGGAGAAGCTCGGGATGAAGATGCTCGCCTGGGCCACTGGGATCTTCCTGGTCGTCTGGGCCTGTGAACGGATTGGGGTGAGCGGCAAGTGAGCTGGGGAGCAGGGTTCATTGGGTTTGTCATCGCCCTCGGTACCGGGCTAGCGATCGGCTACATGATGGGCCTCGGGCAGGCAGCATGCTGACCGCGCCAGCTCCCAGCCCGGGACCCGGCGGTCCGGTCATCGACCCAGGCCCCATCCAGACCGACCCCATGGGTTGGCTGCAACGGTTCATGGCCTGGGATGGAGCGTGGCCGCTGATCGTCGCCGTGGTCCTCACCGCGATCGGTATCGGCGTCGCCCGGCGTCACCTTGCCCTGTTCGCGTTCCTGACCGGCACCGCGCTCGGCTTCTTTGTGGGGAGCGTGCTGTGAAGGGAAAGAAGCCCGTAGTGTTCCTCATCGTTGCGCTGATCGTCTTCGGTGTGGCGTACCGGCCGGACATTGCCGCCGACACGCTCACGGGACTCCTCGGCGGCTTCCGGTCCCTGATCGAAGGTGCCGGAGACGTCTGGAGGAGCCGCTGATGGTCAAGAAGATCCTGACCTGGGGCGGCATCGCCTTCCTGATCCTGTACGTCGCCATTGCCCCGGAGGCTGCCGCGAACGTCTTCAAGTCGCTCGGTGGGGGCCTGATGGACATAGCGGAAGGCTTCGGCGACTTCTTCGTCAGCCTGATCGCATGAGATCGATCCTGGTGCCCGTGGTCGTCGGTGCGATGACCACGGGCTGGTTCGCGTTTCTGTACACCTGGCTGGAGCGGGACCACTTCGACCCCGGGGTGCTGATCTTGTGTCTGCTGCTGACGATGCTCACATTCCGCGTGTTGACCAGGAGGAGCCAATGAAACGTCTGCTTGTCGGGGGGCTGTGCACCGCCGCCCTCCTGTTCGTGCTGATCTGGGGAGCCGGCGGCAGCCCTGTCTGGGTGCTCGTCGCCGCCGGCTTCGTCGTAGCTGCGGTAGTGATGCAAGTGAGGATGAGGGACTGATGCCGAACTGGTTCACGTGTGGGGTGGTGGGTCTATACGTGCTGGTCAACGCCACTGTTGCTTACGTGGCGTTGGACACCAACTCGTTCCCGCTGAAGGTGTTGGCGGTGGTCATGGTCCTGGCAGGATGCGTGGCAGCGTTCCGGGTAGGGAGGCACCGATGAACCGGAGCTGGGGCGGTAAGAGCCTCGGGTTGGCCATCGTGCTCGCGCTCCTGGTTGCGGCGTATTGGAACGGCTGGATCCCACCGTGGTGAACCTGACCCCGGGGGACTCCCGCACCGGCTGCTACATCACGCTACTGATTGTGGGGGCAGCCCTGGTGCTACTGGCCTTGGTCCTGCTGTAACACGCGACGCCCCCCCGGGGTCAGCGGCCCCGGGGGGGGCGTCGTTCGGAATCCATTCCGAACGAAAGCCTACTTCAGCGCCAGTACCGTGACGGTGGCCGCGCACTCCCTGCCGGGATCGTGCGGGTACGAAGTCTGCCGATCAGGCGAGCCGGGGACTTCCCGGCCGCTGACCTTGATCGAGCAGGTCACTGAGCGCCGCTTGTCGATCGGCCCCATCGGGGTGGCGGTGAGGAAGAACTGGACAGACTCGAAGCGTGGAACGGTGATGACCTCGTAGTAGAGATCAGTCCAGCTCTGCTCGGTCCACTCCTGCCGACCCTTCAGGTTGCTAATGCTGTGGGCACTGACCCACGCCGCGCTTGGCCGGTCACCGATCTTACCGATCTCCACCCTCAGCTCGACGATCCTTGCGTCGTCATCCCGGGTCGGGGTCTGGGTGGTGAACACCGGCCCGAACGTCTGGAGCAGGCCGACGGCAACAGCCACCACGATCCCGGTGACGAACAGGGTCTTGACCTTAGTCAACTGCAACCTCCGATTGATTGACCAATCTTGCTGTATGACCGTACCATACAGGTCTGACACTTCCGATCCTCGTCTCCGTGGTACCGTCCGGCTATCCGTGATGGAGACCCGTGATGGGAGTGGCGTGATGCCGAAGGAAATCATCCACGACGAGGTGGGACAGTTCGACCTGGTGATCTCGTGGTCGGCTGAGGACGAGTACGTCCAGGTCGGCATGCAGACCCGCGACGGGCAGGCGATTGCCGAGGTGCTTACCCCGGCCGACGTCCGAGCCGGGATCGTACCCATGTTCGAGGGCGTATGGGGCACCTTCAACCGCCCCCAGCTCCAACGTGGGATCCAGATGCTCAAGCGCGCCCGCAACGCGGTCTACGGAGCCGACGAGTGAGCGCCATGTTCTCCATCACCTCCAGGGCACCGGACGGTGCAGTCCTCCACGGCTCGCTGACCTACACCCCGCCGCCGGCTCTGCTGCTCGGTGTGGACACCAGCAATGCCGACCTGGCCCATGACCTCGGTGACTACCCGAAGATGACCTACCACCGGGTGTTCTCCCCGAACGCATGGCCGAACTGGACCTCCGGGAAGTTGGCCACCCTGCCCCTGTCCATCACCCCACACTGCTCCTGCGACGGCCCATGGGTGCCGGAGGACTTCCGCGCCTGGTGTGCCAAGGCCACCCGCCCGGTGTACGCCACATGGAAGCACGAACCGATGAAGAAGGTGTCCCCAACGGACTACCAGCACAACTCGGCGGAGATGGCGGCCATCGCGGCGGAGTACCCGTTGATCCTCGGCACTGGTCCGGTGTTGACCCGTTTCTGGGTCGACGACGCGCGGGGCGATCCATCGTTGTGGTGGTTCGCGGGTGCCAGCTTCTGGGGGATGGACTGCTACAACGGGGTCGACGACCGGTACCGCCCACCGGGGGAGATGTTCGGTACGGCTGTCGAGTTGGGTCACGGCTACGGAGTACCGGTGCTCATCCCGGAGTGGGGTGTGGAGCGGTTGGCGTTCGACACCAGCGGGGAGCAGCGTGCCCAGGTGCTGCGGGATGCAGTGACGTTCCTGCGCTCCGCGCGGGTGGTTGCCGCCGGCTGGTGGAATGTGGCTGGGTCTCCGTCGCGGCTGTCGGCCGGCCCAGAGAAGGCCACGTTGCAGACCTTGGTCGACCAGCAAGGTACGCTCTGAGACGCGCGGTGGTGCAGCTCGGCAGCACGCCAGCCTCATAAGCTGGAGGTCAGCGGTTCGAATCCGCTCCGCGCCACATACTGGTCCGGACGGGTTTGCGGACACTGATGCCCCGGGTTTACTGGCGTTCACCCGGGGCATCAGCACGTCATGGACGCAATCGTCTTCCTACTGCTCGTCGGCGCTGCGGTGTGTTTCGGTCTCGCAGCGTTCGGAGTAGGTGGCCGGATCAACCTGGTCGCGCTCGGACTGTTGCTGTGGGTGCTGACCGTACTCCTACCCGCAGTGTCCGGGCTGGACTAGACAGTGCAGCCCACCGTTCCTGATGTCCGCCGTACGCCGGTCCCCTGGCCACCAGTACGCCGGTTGATGATGGCCACAATCAGCTCCCCACTCACGGTCTGTGTGGCGTAGAGCGTCAACCGCAGACCCCGAGGGTAGGTGACCGTCCGCTCGAACGGCGAAGTGCGGACTCGGGCGATCTCCTGCGCGACACCTAGTCCCCGCTCCGGGACGACCGCACCCACGGCGAGCTTGATCACCACGTCCTGTGGACGGTTGGCCGGCTTGAACGTCACCACCAGCTCATAGAGGTCTTCGTCGGAGTTGGTAGTGACGGCAACCACCCTGTACGCACCAACCACTACCAACGCCGCCAGCAACGTGACAACGACGGTCCGAACCTTCAGCAACTGGCATCCCTACGCTTCATGCTGGATCCGCTGCCAGTAGAGGCCATCACGTTGGTCGTCCCGCAAGCGGTACATCTGACCGCAGGAGCAGCGGGCTTCGCTTCCGAGGCCCAGCCCGTGGAGGTCCAGTTCCGCCAGCTCCAGGTAGCAGACGTGTGTCGAGACTCGCTTGGTGATCTCAGCCAACGTCCCCACCGCGTTCCAGCCCATCCACCTCGACCATTTCCAGCCTAGCCAGGACATACCGCAGCAGAGTGATCAACACATCCCGCTCCGGCCGTTCGATGGCGTCCAGGGCTCGGTTCTCCGCGAGCTGGAACAGCAGGTACTGCGTCTCACCCTTGCGGTCGATATAGGTCAGCTCGTGGACCATCTTGCGCCTAGGCATGGCCGTCCTCCCGAATGGCCTCTCGGACCGCCGGCCCCTGCACCTCCAGGGTCAGGTTGCCGATGTCGAGGCGGATGGCCTTGTGGTAGTACCGGGCGCTGTCCGGACCGCCGACGCTGGTGTGGGTAGTCTCGTGGTCCCGCCATTCGTCGAGCTGCCTCTCCAGCGCCTTGTATTGCCGGTAGTCCAGCCGCAGGTATACGTCCGTCTGATCAGCCACTCTCTGTAACCTCTCCTCGGTCTCCGCTCGGGGATCGGGGCCACCCCTACTGGCCAGTAACGTCGTTTCGTACGGGTATAGCCAAACTTCCCGGTCACGCTGCGTCAACGTGGAACTCGCCCTCGATGGTCTGCCGTCGCGCCTCCACCTCAGCCAAATGCTCCAGAATCTTCCGCCGCCGTCCCTCCAGCTCGTCCCCGGTCAACACCAGCACCGTCTCCTGCTCCACCTGGAACGGAGCATTGAGGCCCAGGATCAGCGCCTCCCGCTCCATCACCCGCAGCACGATGTCCGCCGCCTTCGGGTCCGGAGGTACACCGTCCCGGGGCGAACCGAGCGCCAACGGCATCCAACGGGCCAGGAGCTTCCCCAGCCGGTCCAGATACAACGCCCGTGCCTGGTGGACGGTGGTCTGATTGAACTGGACGGCCCGCTTAGCGAGCGCCCGCGCGCAGAGCTGGTAGGCACCCGCGTGGCCCTTCATCCCCAACGCGAGCGCGATCTGCCGGTAGGTCGCACCAGCCACCAGCAGGTCCAGCGCCCGCATCTCCCGCTCGGTGATGGCCACTCCGCTACGCGTGCGCGCGAGCACAGTCCGTTCGCTGATGCCCAGCTCGGCTCGGATCTCGGGAATGGTCGGATCGGTCACAGCTCGAACCTGCTCCTCGAAGCGACATAGGCGGCCGGAGGAGCACTGGCCACGTACCGGATACAGCTCCAGCAGGGCATCGAATGCTTGAAGAGGGTGACCAGGTGGTAGCAATCCATGCCCTCGTCCGGGTGGCACAGCTTGTCCTCGCCAACGGACGCTGCGCCACGCTGCGGCTGCTTGCAATGGGAGCAGATCGACAGCTCATTCATCAGACGACCCCCTCCGCCCGTAACTGGGCCATGGTCCGCTCAATGGCATCCAGGCTGGGTACGATCCCCATCTCCGCAGCCTTGGCCAGGATGTCGTCACATCGCCCCACGTTGATCACTGGCCCACCTTCGACCAGCCCGTACCGGCGGGAGGACTCGATGGCCAGCAGGGTCGCAGCCAGATCTACAGCCTGGCGCCAGTCGGCTGGAGTCACCGGATCCTTCACCGCTCCACCTTCTCCCGCACCCGGACCGCCCGATCGGCCTCGTCCTCAGCCGTACCGCACTCGGCCATCTTTGTACGGTAGTACGCGACAACCGAGATCCGCTCGGCGGGACACGACTCGCACGGCCCGAACAGCCGGGATCCGCAGGCGCAGATAATCGCCGCGTTGGCGTGCCACTCGTGAGCATCCATCAACAGCAGGTCACCGTCCTTCAGGTCCACCGCCACCCGGTACTCCGGGAACATGAGCTGCCCACCCGTATAGGAGCCGCGCCGCAGGCAGGTGATGGTGGAGAAGCCGGCTTCCAGGTCGCCCTTGTCGGTGTGCATGCCGGTGGAGTAGGTGTTGTTGACAGTGACGGTGGTAAACGGGGTGCCAGGCACTACCCAGTCTTCGACAGTCCGGGCGGCGTAGTCGGCCTGGATGGCATACCGATCGGGGACATGCTCGGCGAGCTGTTCACCGATGGCGGAGAGGAGCGGTTGGAGCCGCCGCCAGCGTGGCAGGTTCTTCCCGGTCCAGACGGTGAGCCGGCAGTAGCGGGTTTGGCCCATGGGGTCGACGGCTCCGACGACCATGCTGGGGGTGTCGGCGGCGTAGGTGCGGGTGGCTGCGGCGTTGGGTACGCGGTCGGTTCCGCTGGCGAGTCCTCGGTTTTGTGAGCGGATGTCGCGCAAAGAGTGTAGTATGCCGTATATCTCCCGATTCTGGGTGTATCGGGTGAGGGCTGCGGGGAGGTAGACGCAGAGGGGTCGCCCGTCGGGTTTGGTGACGCGGGCTGGTCCGGTGAGGAGTGCGTCGTAGTCTCGGGGTCCGAGGACTTTTCCGATCTTGGGTTCGAGGTCTTCTTTGCGGAGCCGGGTCCGCAGCCGCAGTTCGATCATGGGTTCAGCTCCTGGTGCGGTCCCATTGTTCTCTCAGCCATGCGTCTTCCTCATCCCAACGTTGTCGCTGTTGTTCGGTTGCCGCTGCCAGGTCGCCGAGGAGTGGGGTGGGCACGGCGGGGTGGTGGTGTGGCTGAAGGAATGGTTCGTCTCGGCTGGGGCGCACCAGCCGGCGGAGGAGGCGAGCCGGGCAGGTCGCCATTCGATAGAACCTTCGCCATGGGTCCAGTATCGGCTTAGGGCTTCCCGTTGGGCAGCTAGCTGTGCGGGGGTGGTCACTCGTACTCCGATGTTTCACGTGGAACAGCACGGTAGTCGGCGACAACGGGGGTTTTGACGACGAAGCCGGAGAGCATCCGGGCAGTGTCCAACGCCCGGGTGGGGTTGCGGGTAACGAGTGCCAGCTCCCATTTGATCTCGGTGGTGTCGAGGATTCGGCTGGTGAACACCATGTAGACCGGATCGGCGTCACGGGCTTCCCGTTCCCGGCGAAACCGTTCCCGGCGAGACCGTTCCCGGGTCCAGTGTTGTTCCATCGGTGAGTTGGGGGCTGGGCGAAACTCGACCGGTGGCCAGGTCAACTCCACCACCCCAGGATGGGAGACAGCCGGTTGGCCAGGTCTGCGGCAAGGGCAGCGGGTTCGGTGCGGGTGTCGAGGTCGATGACCCGGTAGCCGTCAGCTTGGGCATAGGCGTGCAGGCGTTCGACCTTAGTGGCCCGGCCTTTCATCCAGGCACCGTTTTGGTGGGAGCCGCGTTCGTCACGCCGTTCGTCGAGTACATCCTGCGGGGCACGGAGGACGACGAGGGTGATGTGGTAGCCACGGCCGGCGGCGGCGTGCAGGAAGTTACGGTTGGCCAGCCGATCCCCTTCCCCCAGGATCAGTGGGTATTCCTGGAGTCCGAGCCATTCGACGACCGCCGGCTGCACCCGCATCGACAAGGTGTCCGTTCCGGCGAAGGTGGGGCGTCGCCAGCCCAGTTCGATGGCCTGGAGGGTGCCGTCGGGGTAGGTCCAGTAGGTGTGGGCGAACGGGTCGGAGACGACGGTGCCTTCCAGCCGCCGGGTCAGCTCCTGCATGAGGGTGCTCTTGCCGACACCGGGAGGACCAGCAAGGTAGACCAGTTCCGCGCTCATACTCTCAGCTCCTTCTTCATCTCCTCGACGATGTGCCGAGCGACTCCGCCCGCGAGGGCCAGCCCGACCCGATGTCCTCCGGTGGCCACCCACACCCGGGGGGCGATCCGGTCAGCAACGATGGTGGGGAGGACCGGACGCACCCCGTACACCTCCCCCGTGGGGGAGGGTGCTTCCATCTTGTGCCGGGCTGCGGTGACGTAGCGGTCCCAGCCGAGTTTCGCCTTGGGGGACAGCTCCACCGTGTCGCCCAGCCGTCCACCGGTCCCGTATGGACGCCAGGTCAGATGTCGGTACGGTGCCCCCAGCCAGGTGTGCGGTACCCCATGCGGTGGTTCCATGGGCAGCAGGTAGGCCCGGCCGGGCAACCGCTGGACCCCGGTGAGGGGCAGATGGCTGGCAGCCAGCAAATCATCGGTGTGGGCGCCTGCCGCGACGACAACCGCTGCGGTGGTGATCTCACCTTCACTGGTGATCAGGGTCATATGGTCGCCACCGTCGAAGATCCGGTGGACGTGTGCCCGGATCGGGCGCACGAGGTCCAACACAGCCTGAGGCGAGTCGAGCAACCACAAGTCGTTGCGGTGTCGCCACTGGGGGTGCTGGCTGGAGGCAAAGTATTCACCGACCCGTTTGAGTCCGACCTGTTCCAGCAGCGCCCAGCCGGCGGAGAAGTCTTCGTCGGTCCACCATGAAGGCAGCCGCAGTGCGGTGCGGGTCTTGTCGGCGTACCAGCCACGCATCACCAGACCAGCCGCTGCCCGGGAGGCGCCTTCGAATGAGTTGTCGTCGATGAGCCAGGTGACGGTCAGGTCCCGCAGCCGGTGGGCGATGGCCGTGCCCCAGAAGCCCCCACCGACAACGACAACGCTCATGATCGCTCCGTCAGGTAGTTGTGCGGCAAGGTGTCCCGCCGCGCGTACCAGGCCACATCCAGCAGCTCCCGCATGAGCTGAGCCTTACCGAACTCGGTCACCGCGCAGGACATGGCATACTTGCCGGCCCAGGTCTCCGCCCGCCGGAGTTGGATACGCATCAACTCGATGTCGTGGCCGACGTGGTAGTGGCCTTCCTTCATCGAGTTGAAGTCGCACAGGGTGGTTTCGAACTGGGCGACAGTGCCGGGCAGTCCCCGCAGCCGGTCCATCAGATCGGCAGAGAGTCGGTTCAGCTCATACACGTCCATGGGTCCGTTGCCGGCAGTGAGTGGGAAGTCGACCAGTCGGGCGAGTCCCTTCCGAGGGCCGGAGGAGTGGGCGTGGCCCATGTCGTCGGGTTCGATCGCGGCCCAGTCGCAGTCGGCGTCGTCAGCTTCCCGCAGCAGGTGGGACAGCAGCTCACACGCCTTGTAGGTGGCCCATCGGCCATTGCCGTAGACGCGGAGGAGTCCTTCGGTGACCTGGGGGTAGGGGTGGTTGCCGGCCTGCCGGTAGCCGTCGAGCCACTGGTAGAGACCACCGTGCGAGTCGGCCAACCTTGCCAGGGAGGACAGGTGCCGCGCCAACTGGGCTGGGTCGCGATGTCCTCGGCGTTCTGTCCCACACGGCAGGTGCAGCGCCTCCCCGGCCATCGGTCCGCACTCACCCCGGGACAGGGCGTAGCCGAGGAGGGTGGAGCCGAGGTCGTAGTAGGCCACATGCAACAGTCCGAGCCAGGTCCGCTGGTCGCGGGTCATCTCGAACACGTCGGCCAGGTAGGTGACCACCGGATACACCGGGTCTACGTCACGTGAGGCGAGGCTGGCCCGGTGGAAGTCGGCGTACTCGTGGAGGGTCTGCTCGTTCCACCGGGTCACCATGGCTACTCCTTGGGGGTTTCTCCGGGGCGTTCGACGACCCGGGCCAACGCCGCGTGGACGATCTCACCATTGGTCAACGGACCCCACTGGCCCCGCAGCCACTCACACCAGTCGAGCAGTTGCTGCTTCTTCTCCGTCGTCAACACCAGGATGATCTCCGCCAGTCCCTGCGCGGACAGCGGCTGCCAGTTGCCGACCCGCTCCGCCCGCTCTGCCCGCTGCTCGTCGGTCTCGTTGGAATGGGCATCGGTGTCCGGGGCGGTGATCTCCTCCACACCGGCCAGGACGTAGCTGAGGTCTTCCAGATCGGAGCTGGTGTATCCGGTACCCGCCAGGTCGTCTTCGAGCGCCTGCAACAGCCTCAGCACCGCTTCCGGCTCGTCTGTACCGAGGGCGTTGATGCGGTTGCTGGACAGCAGGATGCGCTTCTCGGCCTCGGAAGTCAGGTTCTCCAGGAAGACGGTGGCAACCTTCTCCCAGCCCAGCTCGACGATGCCCCGGAAGGTGTGGTTGCCGGCCAGGACATAACCGGACACCCGGGAGGCGATGACGGGGGCGTACTGCTTGCTGGTGGCCAAGGACTCCCGGATGGCGTCCATGTCACCCTTGTGCGGGTTCTCCGGGTGTTCCCGCAGCTCCCCCACCGGGACGTATTCGACAGTCAGCTCATGGTCCACGGAACTGGTCAGATTGGTCATGGTCCCGAGCCTAACCGGCTGTCTGTTCCGGGAGGACACGCATACCCCAGTAGCTTCCACTGTCGTCAGGCAACGCAGCGAGGAACAGGGTCACTGTGGCCTCCGCTCCCAGGAGCTTCGGGGGACGGGAGACGTGGACCGACCGGCCGGCCAGCAGTGGTGACACATCGGTCCAGTCCTCGATCCGCTGTTCGGATTCGGAATAGCTGGCTGTCATGGTTCCGGTGACCAACGGCGCACGGCAGTTGATCCACTGCTCGATCCGTTGGCCGCCAGCCTCCACCGTCCAGACCCGCACCATCTTGTGAACGTGCTCCATCACCGGCTCCCGGTGGGCTGAACACGTGCCCGCAGGTCCCGTGGGCCGTAAGCCATCAACTCCCGGATGTCCTCGATCGGCACCGGGGTGTAGTACCACCGGTCCATACCGACGTTGATGTCGTAGCCACGCTGCAACCACTGGTTGTGCACGTGGCCATGGATCAGCCACTCGTCGTCGGGGAGGTGGGGGCGGTGGTTGACGAACCGATCTTCGTCCTGGCTGTCCCCGGTCCGGGGGAAGTGGCACAGGTGGGCGCCCAGGCCGGGGTGGTAGGTGTGCCGGTATTCGATCTCGAACCCGACGTCCACATACCGGGCGATATCCTTCGGGCGGATGCGCTTGTGGCCGGGCCAGCACTTGTCGTGGTTACCGGGGACCAGGTGCTTCCGGCCGTTGAGCTGGCGGACAAGCTGGAGCGTGTCGTCCAGCCGACCCAACGCCACATCACCCAGGACGAACACCACATCGTTGCGGCCGACGGTGGTGTTCCAGTTCCCGATGATCGCCTGATTCATCTCATCGACGGAGCTGTACGGGCGCTGGCACAGCTCGACGATCCGGGCGTGCCCCAGGTGCAGGTCGGAGGTGAAGAAGACGCTCACTCTTCGGTCCGCTCCTTGGCTACCCGCTCGGCAATCTCCAACACCTTCTCCCAGTCGGAGTCGTCGTCGTCAACCAGCTCCCGCAGTTCGGCAATGTGCTCGTCCAGCTCGTCCCGATCCATCTCTTCCCGGTACCAACTGTCGAGCCACTTCTCCCAGGACTCGACCCGGCCGGACCAGATCTGGCGGTGCCGTTCGTCACGGCTGAGGTCGACGGCTTCCCGCAGGGAGCCGAGGTAGAGCGCTTCCTGCTGGACGAGGGTCTCCTCCGCTGGATCGATGCACATGTCTACTCCCTCGCGTTGTCGTGTCTGGTTACACCATACAGGTACCAGAGGTAGCCGTGGACGAGATTCCACTTCTCCTCCAACTGGAACGCCTTCTCAGCCAACCCATGTGGACACCGCAGCCGGTTGAGTGGTCCGAGGCTCCACGGCGCCCAGTCCAACACCCAGCAGGTCCACTCCAGCAGCCCGCAGTAGACGTTCCGGAGGAACCTCACGGCGTGCCCAGGGTGTCGCACGGAGGTATGGTGCGGTCCGGACCACACGCCTTGTGCAGCTCCAGCAGCCGTTCCAGCTCGTGCCGCTTGATCTCCTCGGAGGTGGCCGGCTGCGCCGGCCGGACCTCCGGCTCCGGGGCCGCACTGACGAAGCCGACGTAGGCCAGCATCAGCCCGAAGGCGATGGCCAGCCATGCCAGCCGGCGCATCACCACCACACCTCCGGTCCGGAGTCGAGGAACGTCACTGCGGTCAGCAGCGCCGCCCGCAGCCCTTCCGGGGACAGATTGGACAGTACGTCGTCCATCAGGGATGAGATGGCCCGTGCCCGGTCGTCCTGCTCAGCCAGGACGTAGAGACGACGAGCACGGGACAGGTCCCGCATCCGCACCAACGCCCGCAGTCCTTCCTCATACGTCTCCCGAGCGGTCACCGCGACAGGCATGCCTCGACCCTCACCTTCTCTATGTCCTCCGGGGTGAAGTCCCGGACCGTGGTGTAGCCGGTGGCCGCCCGCCACTCGTCGATGAACCGTTGACCATGGCGGAGCGTTGCGGTACCCACCAGTTCGCCGAAGGCGAGGTTGGCTGCTTCGATGTGCCGCTGCCACCTCATGTACGGATCGGCGAAGCCGCGTCCCGGGTCGCCGTAGTGGGAGATGGCATCGATCAGCCTGAGGGTTGCCGCGCCGCAGGCGAACGTGTTCAGGTCGACGATCGAAGCGACCGCCGGCAGCAACTCGACGAGATCATCGGCCCAGGTACGGTCCGGCAACATCCTGATGGCGCCTCGACAGCCCTGTACCAGATCGACCAGGATCTGGCGGGCGGGCGTGGGCGCGTAGGGAATCCGACGCGCGATGAGATCGACGACGAGAGTCAGGTAGATACGTTCCCGGTCTAGTGTGTCGTCCTGCCACACCGAGGACGTGCCGATGATTTGGGTGCCAATGTTCCAGACCCGCGCTGTGCAGTCCGAGCACAACAGTGGTGACTCGGTTTCCTCGTACGTCGGTACCTCGACCTTGAGGTGCTGCACAGCCGGCATGACGAAGCTCTGGAGCTGAATGTCTACGGGCTGCTTGACCAGCCGCAGATAGCTCCGGTGGGTACACAGGGTGTCGTTGATTCGGATCGCCACCACCGCCAACACCGGGTCGGTACACGACGGCATATCGGTGATGATCGTGTCGCCGTTGAGGTAGCTGATGGCGTTCATGATGCACGCCTGACCGGAGCCACGCTTGTGCTTGCCTACGGCCAGCCGGGGCAGTGCGTCAATCACGATTCCTCCTCGGGACGGCAGCAGCCGTCACAGTCGTGGTGAGCTTCCCGCTCCGCCGCATCCGGCCCGTAGACGATCTCGACGAAGGCCAGGTGGTCCGGGTCGGGGTGGGGCTGGCTGTGGTCACAGATGCGGAACATGGTGTTGGTGGCGTCGTACCAGTGCAGTGGGGCTTCCCGCAGTACGTGGTTGGACGGATTGTGCAGGCAGCAATGCATACCGACGCAGCGGTCGCTGGGGTGGTGGGCGAGGATGCCACCTTGGGCCATGGACAGCCACTCTTGCCTCAGCGGCGGACGCTTGCCGACGAAGATGGCGAGGCTGGCCAGCTTGTCCAGCACTTGGCTGACGTCGAGGGTCATGGTGGAGCTGAGCGGGTCAACGTTCATTGACGCCGTGATGGCCTCGGCGAGTGCCCGCATCAATTCGTCTTCCACGTCCCGGACCTGAAGGACCAGGCAACCTTGGTTGCCGATGGCGCCGAGTACCTTGTGGGCGGTGCGGGGGTCGCCGACGACCTCGGTCACGGCATCCACCACGTCGTAGTCGACTTCGCTCAGTTCAGCCACGGTTGCTCAGCTCCTCGTCGATGTGCTCCAGCACACCGTCAAGCCGCTGGAGCCACTGCCATACCTCCACGTTCCACCGCGCATCGGCCAGGGCGTGGTGTTCGGTGGTGGACTTCTGCACCGGCACCCGCAGATCGCCGCGACGGAGGACTTCCTGCCGCAGGTCGTTGGTCCACATCGGTACACCGTCGGGAAGCTGGGCCATGGTCCCCCACAGTTGCGCCAGGCACACATGGTCGTAGGCGCCGTACCAGGCCCACAGCTCCGGCCGGGTGCCGGCGGTGGTCCAGGAATCGAACAGGAAGTTCCTCACCTCTTCGCGGAGCTGCCTACGGGACATCACCCGCACCGCATCCGGGTGGCTGTTGTCCCAGTGCAGCGGGTGC